CTGGGGTGTGGGGCAGCCAAGGGTGCGGCCCTGTGCTTTGACCTGCGCCAGCGCTGCCCTTGTGCGCTCGCTGATCTTGCGTGCTTCCCACTCAGCAAACACGGCCATCATTTGCAAGAAGGTGCGGTCGGCTTCGGGCATGTCGGCGCAGACGAAGGGCACGCCGGACTCGAGCAGGCCAGAGATGAAGTGGACATTGCGAGCGAGGCGGTCGAGCTTGGCGATGACCAAGGTGGCCTTGGCCTTCTTGGCGGTGGCCAGTGCTGCGGCCAACTGCTCGCGGTCATTCTTGCGGCCAGACTCGACCTCGGTGAACTCGGCCACCAGCTCGGCAGCGGCGATGTGCTTGGCCACAGCGGCACGCTGGGCATCGAGGCCGAGGCCTGACTGGCCTTGGCGGTCGGTGGAGACGCGGTAGTAGGCGACGAATTTGGTCATGATCAAGCCTCCCGAATCTTGGAGATGCGCTGGTTTGCGGTGGCATAGGCCCATGCAGTTGCTGCGGCTTGGCTGGCAAACGCCTTGCTGCGCTGTTGCACGCCAAACTCGACCCATTGGCCGTTGACTTGGCGGGCGTTTTGCACCCATGCGTAGAAGGTTGTGCCGTCATCACGCAAGCCAACAACGTAACCAATCTCGCGGCCCTTGCTGTCGGTGCGGCCAGAGCGGATGTAGCTCTCAGTGATGTCGCCGAATTTTCCGGTGTGTGCAGTCATGCCCAGCTCCGCACTTCATAAGTGGTGGCATTCAGGCACAAGGCGTAAGCGCGGCGGCCATCAGCGCGAGCCTTGGCAACCAAGGCCAGTGCTTCAGCTTCTGTGGATGTGTATTGGTAGGTCATGTTTAACTCCTTTGCGTGTCATCTACGCGTTGAACATGGATGTATCTTAGCACAGTTTGTATATCGCTTTGGAAGTGGCCAAACCAAGTATTTTCTAGGGAGTTACCCTAATACAACACATTTGGCTGGGCAGGCGGTATCGCGTAGATATACACTCCACGCCCATGAAACCCAAACTCAAACCATTCCTCATGCGCTTGCACCCGGTAACGCGGGAGCTGTTGGACAAGGCCGCAGCCGATCAGGGCCGCAGCGTGTCATCCCTGATTGACCAGTGTGTGCGAGACCAGCTCTCGCCGCGCTACGGTGAGCTACAGCCACGGCTCCAACGCTTCTTGGGCGGGGTGCGCCAGCCATGAACATTCAAGACGCAAAGCGGCTGCTGGACACCATCAAGGAAGGCGCAAGCTACCCCGCAGAGGTAGTGGACAAGGCGCTGGACATGACCGGCGACCAGCGCGACTACACCTACCTGCCATCAACAGAGATTGACGAGTTTGTGCAGGCACTGCGTGAAGGCGGTGCGATATGAACGAGACCATCTTGGCACTCGACTTGGGCACGACCACAGGCTGGGCTTGCAGGCCCATGGACGGCTCCATAGTCCACGGCTGGGCCAGCTTCAAGCCGGGCAGGTATGAGGGTGGCGGCATGCGCTATTTGCGCTTCAAGCAGTGGCTCTCGGAGCTCAAGGGCACGGTCGGCGGTGAGCTGCAAGCGGTGTACTTTGAGGAGGTCAGGCGGCACGCCAGCACAGACTCAGCCCATGTTTACGGTGGGCTGATGGCCACGCTGACGGCATGGTGTGAGCACCACAAGATCCCCTACCAAGGCGTGCCGGTTGGCACGATCAAGAAGCACGCGACCGGCAAGGGCAACGCTGGCAAGGAGGCCATGATCGAGGCCATGCAGTTGCTTGGCCACCCGGTAACAGATGACAACGAGGCAGACGCGCTGGCGCTGCTGCACTGGGCGCTGGAGGCCACCACATGATCTCGCGGGTGGTCTTGTGCCTGTGCATGGCAGGCTTTGGTGTCAATGGCCTGCTGCCAGCAGACCCGCGACCACTGACTGGCCAACAGCTTCAGGCCAAGGCCAAGTGGGCATCCAAGGAGAAGGTGTGCGCCAAGGTCAAGAAGCGCAAGAAGACAATCGAGCTTTGCAAGAAGTGGGGTTTGGCATGAAAGAGATCCACACCCAACTGCTGGCGCTGGAGCGGGAGATGGCCGACATCAGGCAGCGGCTGGCAGAGCTGCCCAACACCCGCAATGACACGCTGGAGGAGGTGGCCATGGCCATCGAGCGAATGACCTGCTTCGGGCCCGACACCATCAACTCATTCGTAATTTACATCAGGGAGATGAAGCAATGACAAGTATTCTCATTTGCGTTGGACTCATGCTGCTGGGCTCTTTCCTGACTCTGCTGGCGCTGTGGCTCATGCTGAAGTGGCTGGAGATCAAATGACCAGATCAACGTACTACGGTCGGCTGAATGTTCAATCGATCCCCAGCGAGGTCAAAAAGATTTGGTACAGCCGAGATGAAGAGCTGGAAGAGCTGCCGAGGCACAAGTGGTCATGGCAATTAGAAGATGACATGGAGCTGTTTGAGGCCAAGGATTTGCTGAACAAGATCCTGATCGACGCGCCGCTGTCAGACCGGCAAATGCTTGTCGTTGAACTGTGGGCGATTGAGGAGCTCACGCTCGAAGAGATCAGCCAGCGTCTTAACGTCACGAAAGAGCGGGTGCGCCAGATCTATGTGCGGGCCATGCGCAAGCTGCGCGACCATCAGGCCAAAGTCACAGGCATCAGTCCTTACGGCCTTGGCGAAGTCATGACATGGAGTCACTGGAAATGGAGCAAGCGATGCATGTGAGCTACGTCAAGCTATTCAGGAACGATGCCGGGCTGGTGTACGACACCCAAGAGGCCAACGGCGAGATCCGAAACTTCCACCACCAGATTGAGCTGCTCAAGCAAGCGCTTGAGCGGGAGATGGACACGGTCGCAGACCTGCGGGAGCTGCTGGACGCAGTCAGGCGCATTGCCTTTGAGTTGAACGAAGAGATATTGAAAGACGCACATGCCCAGACCCAAGAGTGAAATCACCGGCAAGCAGATCCAGATCACGCTGCGAGTTACTGAAAGCCAGCGCGAGGCATACAAAGCGCTTGGTGGCCCAGTGTGGCTGCGCAAGCTGTTATCAGCCGAGCTTGACCGTAGCTGGAAGGCCAAGGAAGCCGGTCTTGGCACAAGGATCATTAACCGTGTCTTTGGCAAATGAGCTGCTGGCCTGCCGCTCATGTGGCCAAGTGCACCCAGATGCCAAGGCGGTCACCCTGCCTGATGGTCGGGTTGTGGGCAGCTACAGCACAGAGTACATGGCTTACACCGAGGCCAAGTGGGTGCTGGAGAAGCTGCCTGTCACGGTCAACAGAAGGCGCAAATCAACCCCGCAGATCAGTAGGCGGGAATACATCCTCTCTGTTGGCCAAAGGCGTGGAGAGGCAGCAATGCATGAGCTGGCAGCCAATGTCAGGGAACTGTGGAAGGCATCCAAGTGAACGCGATGACTGAACCTGTCAACTTTACCCTACCCAAGAAGCCAAGGGTCTACGCCAAGGATCCCCTGCCAGACCAGCGCAAGGTGGCTGTCGTGCCCATCAAAGCGGTCTACGACCAAAAGCTGTCTCACGGTGCATTCCATGTGCTTGCAGCCCTGTGCAGCTATTGCAACCGTGCTGGCATCACATGGGTCAGTCAGACAAGGCTGGCCAAGGAGCTCAACATCAGCCAGCAAGCAGTCGCCAAGCAGTTCAAGCAGTTGAGAGACTGCGGCTACCTTGAGACAGTCAAGAAGGGATTCAAGGGCGAGCGCACAGACACGCTGCGGGTCATCTTCGACAGCTCAGTGGACGCGGCCACAGCCATTGCAGTCACCAGCAGCATGGAAGACACCCGGTCACCACAGATCAAACAGGAGCAAGCAATGGAAGCAGACAGACCAGATCCAGAGGGCCAACGCAGAGTCGCCCAAGCAATCAGCAAAGTACTCAAGCAGCCAACCAAGAGGATCAAGACCATGCCCAAATCAGGCGAGACAGTGACAGTCAGGAACATGAAAGCAGCCATCCAAAAGGCTCAGTCAAAGCACCAACAACCTGTGGATAACCATGCCCACAATCACAACCCACAGGTTGTAAATGTAGACAAGTTACATTCACAACCTAATCACAACCTACAGGTTGTAGATAACACAGAGAACACAGATACTAGTAGACAGGTTGTTAGCAATCAGGTTGTTAAAGAAGTTAAT